AGACATTAGGATGGTCTGCTACACAGGCAATGGCGACCATGACAGAACTGCTAGCAAGTAAGTCACAACACGTCAGGCTCGAAGCCGCTAGGGATTTAATGGACAGGGCAGGATTTAGACATGACGCTGGTAACACTCCGTCTACCGCTGTTCAGATTAACTTCAACTTGGACTAGGGGGTCCCAATGCTAAGGATATGGTCGTCACAGAAACCTACCTTAGAAATACAGCCGATCACATATAAAGGGTAGATCACACTCACGATATTTTTTTTAAGCCAAGGAGACGAAAATGGGTGAACCAGCATCAGATAGCGGCAGTGGTTTCATATCAGACAAGAAATCCCGAGCAGAAGCCAAAGCTAGAAGAACAAAGCAAGAGATTAAGAACACAAGCTTAGTAAGAGCTGGTCCACACAGAGATGTGTATAGCTCATCTAGCTACGGTAAAGGTATTACGCCTAGAACAAAAACTGTTGAACAATCTCGATTTGACGTTGCTGAAAGAGATTTGGAACGAAGGGCTACCCAAGGTCAGATTTCTCAAAGGAATATTGATAATTTAGGTTTGGGTCGAATAAATGAGTTTGGGAAAAGCAGAGCCAGAGATATTCAAAATAAAATAAAAGCTGGTGGAACCCGTGTTTACGATGAACGTGGTCGTATTCAAGGAGTTGTTCATACTTCCAATACTCTTTTTGGGCCTCAACAGGTTTATACCGGATCTGGAAGTTATGCTCCGAAGGATCTTGGTAATTTTGGGAAAAGGGGTCGTCAGAGTCAGACCATAAGCCCTAATGAAATAGGTGGTGGTAGTGACGGTGAATCTAATGTTCCTGTTATGAAAAACACTACTGGGTCAACACTTTCTAGTACAAAGATGAATAATGCTGCTATAAAGCAAGCGAGGGTTGCTAGTCTTGGTGCTGGTGGTGGCGGAGCAAACAGGCGAAAATTTGTATAGTCATGAATCTTGACTACAAACCTCCGGGGCCAATTGCTAAAACCTTTATGAAGGACAAGTCTTTTGTCCGTGGTATTCGTGGCCCTGTTGGATCTGGGAAGTCTGTTACTTGCTGTATGGAGTTAATGCGTATAGCGGTTAATCAGAGTCCTAATAAGTCTGGCGTAAGGAGAACAAGGTTTGCTGTTATTCGTAATACGAATCCACAGTTAAAAACCACAACAATCAAGACTTGGCGTGATTGGTTCTCCGATGAGATAGGGAGGTTTGTTTGGTCGCCTCCTTATACTCATAATATTTATTTTGCATTAGCCGATAAAACCATTGTGGAGTGCGAAGTCATCTTTTTGGCTTTGGACAAGCAAGAAGATGTAAAGAAGCTTTTGTCTTTAGAGTTGACTGCCGTATGGGTCAACGAAGCCAGAGAAATCCCAAAGAGTATTATAGATGCTTGTACCATGAGATGTGGTCGCTTTCCCTCAATGAGAGATGGCGGTCCTAGTTGGTATGGTGTCATTATGGACACAAACTCTCCTGATGAAACCCATTGGTGGGCAATTATGTCTGGTGAAGCTCCTGCTCCTGAGTATATGTCAGATGATGAAAAGCTATTGCTTGTAAAACCTGATGACTGGACATTTTTTTCTCAGCCGCCAGCTATGAAGGAAATCCTGGACAAGGAAGGTAATCTTACTGGATATGAAAAGAACTCCAAGGCAGAGAACCAAGAGAATCTACAATCCGATTATTATGATAAAATTATTCTTGGCAAAAGTTCGATGTGGGTCAAAGTATATGTCTTGAACCAATATCAATCATTGCTAGATGGCAAGCCTGTCTATCCAGCATTTAGAAAGGAGACTCACGTTGCGAATTCCCCGATACAACCCATACAGGGTAAGGACGTTATCATCGGTATTGACTTTGGAAGGACGCCATCGGCAGTTTTCTCCCAACAGACCACATTTGGGCGTTGGATTATTTTCCACGAAGTCATTGGACAGGATATGGGAGCTGGACGATTCGCAGAAATCCTTAAAAAAGAAATCGCCAGAAACCAGTGGTCAGAGCTAGATTTTAAGTTTATTGGTGATCCGGCTGGTAATCAGATGGCGCAAACATCCGAACATACGCCGTTTATGATACTTAGGGCTGCTGGCATTACAGCTTATCCTGCTCCTAGCAACGATATACAAATGAGGATCGAGTCTGTTGAATCTGTACTAAACCGTATGACTGATGGAACTCCGTCACTTACCATTAGTCCGACTTGTACAGTTTTGATTTCTGGGTTCGAAGGCGGCTATCAGTACAAAAGAACTTACAATATGGGTCGTGAAACACATGATGACCGTCCATCAAAGAATCGTTTTTCTCATATACATGATGCTTTACAATATGCAATGTTAGGCGGCGGTGAAGGAAGGAGAGTTATTCTCGGTGGAAGATCAACACTTTCCCCTACAACCGCTGAAAGGGCTGGAAATCCTTTCTCACGAATGAAATTGAGGAACAGCCGACAGAATAGACCACGATTAAGCCAAGTTAGATCGCTATGAAATGGATAATTTGCTTCCACGAATCAAAAAATATAGGTATATGGAAGTTATTTACACGTCATAGACCTAAGTTTGGTCATGTTTTTGCTGTTTATTACGATGTTAAGTTAGATGCTTGGTCTAAAATTGAGTACACAACAAGAGGTTTTAACCTTATGTGGTTTAGAGGAGAGGATGCAGATTTTTTAATCTATGATTTGGTAAAAAATTGCATTTGTATTGAAGTAGAAGAAAACAAGAATCCTACTTTTCTACCTCGTTGGTTATATTGTGTTAGTTTTATTAAGCACGTTTGCGGTATAAGTAAGCCTTGGATATTAACACCCTATCAATTGTATTGTGAATTGCGTAATAGTGGTGGAAAAGCCATATTTATAGATAATTAGGAGGCTGATATGGGATTTGGAAGTTCTGCACCACCGCCCGATCCAGAATTGGAAGAAAGGCGTGCGGCTGAAAAGAAGCGTGTTGAAGAAGAAAGACGCAAAGCTGAGGCCGAGAAAAAAGAACGTGAACGTGTTAGGTCTAGTAATCTTTATGGTCAACGTTCTCTTCAAGATGAAGAGATGGATACCAATCAAGGTTTTAGGACTATGGGTAAATCTGGCTCAATAAGGATGTAGCTATGTATGATGGCAATTCTTCTCCCCCTGTAAGTGGTGGGGATAAAACCATAAATATGGTTCTTGATAAGTTTAAGAAGGCCAAACAACGTTGGAATTCTTGGGCTGATATATGGGAAGAATGTTATGATTACGTTATTCCCCATCGTGAAAGTTTTTATCAAGAGTCTGCTGCTCAACGTAGAACTGAAAATATTTATGATGAAACAGCCGTTGTAGGTCTTCCAAAGTTTGCATCTAGGCTTCAGTTAGGCTTCTTTCCACCTAACGGAAGAGCATTCCGATTAATGCCCGGTCCCGAGTTCCCTAAAGAACAAATTACCAAAGCTTTTCAGCAGCAACTCGATCAGATAACTGATCTTTTACATGAGGGTTTACGCAACTCTAATTTTAATGCTGAGTTACATGAGGGCTTTCAGGATCTTGGTCTTGGAACAATGAACCTACTTGTAGAAGAAGGTAGGTTTATTGGGGATCTTCATTTTACATCAGTACCCCCTACAAATCTTGCAATATTGCCAGGGTCACTAGACTCTATATCTGGTTGGTTCCGTTGGAATTATGATATGGAGCTTCGGGAAATACCGTTAAAGTATCCTAAAGCTAAGTTGTCTCAACAGATGCAGTCTCAGTTGTCTCGTAACCCTAATCGCAAAACAAAGATTGTTGAAGCAACTTGCTTGAATACAAAGAAAAGATATGAGGATGTATATGATTACTATCTAATATCTGAAACTGATAATCAGATTTTAGAACAGTACGAAATGAAAGGTCGTGGTTCTGTTCCTTGGATAACTACACGTTGGTCTAAATCTGGATTTGAAGTTTGGGGTCGTGGTCCTGTTTTGCAAGCTATGCCAGCAATCAAGACATTGAATCTCACAGTTCAGCTTATTCTTGAAAATGCTGAAATGGCTATATCTGGTTCTTTTGTTTATGATGATGATGGTGTTTTTAACCCTGATAACGTTACTATACAGCCCGGAACCTTTATACCAAGAAGCCCCGGCTCAAGAATAGATACCTTGCAAAATGCCGGAAGGTTTGATGTAGCGCAGCTTGTTCTAGATGATATGCGCCGAAATGTTAGAAAAGCACTTTATATAGATGAGTTGGATACAAGGCCAAATGC